CACCTCTCATTGTTGGGTCGTTCAAGTACTTCCAATCTGATTTATAGAAATCATAACCTCTACGGAATCCTGTGAATCCTAAGTTAAGAGCCATCTCTTCATCGTTGTCAAATAATCCATAAGATGAACCACCTGCACCGTAAGAGTTTTGAGCTGCTAACATATCATCAATATCAAATCCGAATTGTCTGTTAACAAAGATTACGTTTTCTTCAATTGAACCTTGCTTATCAAGTCTATCGATTACTGCATCAAAGTCAGCTAAAGCATCAGGGTTTCCACCACCCCACAGGTTACCTCTAGTTCCTACAGCGTGGAATACACCTTCAGAACCTATAAGACCTGCAACTGCTGCACCTGAAGCTGCCTCTGCCGGTACTGCTTCAATCATAGCTGTTTCTAAATAGTCATCGAATCTTAATCTTGTTTCATGTTCAGACTTCAAGTACCATAGGTATCCTGATGCACCATCTTCAGTTGTAATCTCAATCCATCCGATTTGAGCCATATCAGAACCATTTACTAGATATGTATCTTTTAAGATGATTGGATTGTTTTCAAAGATGTAGTCATCAGATTGAAGTGAACCATCCATTCCTGCAGTTCCTTTTTGGAATTCAGAACCGTAGATAAATACTGTAACATCAGCATTACCTAATCCTGTTCCTGCAGTAACTAAACCTGCTGCTTCATAGAAAGCAACTGTGAATTGTAAGATGTTACCACCAACTGCAACGTCTGTGATAATACCTTTGTTTTCACCTGAACCATTGTTTTGATTTACAACAAAAAGGGTTACTACCTGTGATTACTGTACCTACAGGATTTGCTCCTATAGCTGAATCATTAATTTGGAACGTTGCATTTAAAGCACCTGCTGCTGCTGCTGTTCCTACATCTACATATTTAATATGTAACCTTCCTTGTTCTGCCCATTTGATAAGGTCAGAATTAGAAGGCATCTCAGCTCCTACCATTCTTAGGAACGAGCTAAGTGTACGATTACCATATCTTTCGAATTCTTTCTCATATGTATCAGGAAGATACTGATTTAAGAAATCAAAGTTGGTAATGTAATTTGACTCCAATGGAACCTTCTGAGCACTAGGCTGTAAAGAAAATCCCGGAGTTACGTTTAAACTACCTGCCATTTTACTAATTTTTAAATGTTAATTATTTTTTATTACTTCTAATTTTGAGTCCTCTACCCTCACTTGGGTTGATTGCTCTAATTGTCATACCATCTTTCTTAGCTACTTGCGGCGCATTCCTTGTAGACATATTAACATTTTTTATTTTTTTTGTTACATCTGTCGTTGCATCAGATTGACCTTGTTCATAAAAGAACTTAGCAAACCTTTCAGGATTTTGAGCAATAGCTAATGCTCTATGGTATCCTTGTGCGTCAGATACTAAGCCTGTCTTATCATCAAGAAACTTATTTATAAAGTTTGTTGAATCAGAATTCATACGCTTAATCTCAGACACATTCTTAGAAGGTAAAAAAGTAATCACTTTGTCTTCACCAACTTTGAAGTCAAAACCTTTGAACTCCGGGTGGAAAACTTCCTCGGTCTTATCTAAGAACCAATCTCGTTTTCTTTTCGCCTCTTCTTCATAGGTCTGAGCATCTTGCACATATTTATTGTAAGCCTCTAGGTTTTCTTGTTGCTCTTGAGAAATGGATTTAACACTTGACTCAAGTGGTTCCTTGTACATCTCTTTTTGCTTCTCAAAAAACTTTTTAGCTTTACCAATCTCTTTTTTAAAAGCTACTTTCTTTTTCTTTATTACACTTTCTTCATCAATATCTGCATCATAACTAAAATCCTCCATCATATAATCTATGTCTTCAGAATCTAATGCATCTTCAGTTGCTGAGTAATATTCTCTTAAAAGTTGCTTTTCATCCATAGCACTAAAGTCTCTATTCAATTTTGAATAGTCTTCAAAACTACGTCCTGTTTTTTTTCTATACTCCAAATATGCGGCAACGTCTTCAGGTATTTCTACGTTTGATTCTTTTTTCTCAAACAAATCCCCTACTGACGATACCTCTTTGTTGTATCTATTCTTAATAAATGAAAGAACATCTTCCTCATTTAACTCTGAGGATTGAGTTTCAATTTCTTCTTTAGGTGTTTCAGCCGGAGCTTCTACACTTTCTGTTTGTTGTGGTGTAGTCTCTTCTACTACATTCACATTTTCAGCTACTTCATTTTTCTGAGCAGCTTTGTCAAGAACTTCTTGTTCTTTCTCAGCCATAGATTTTTCATCTACAGACCCGAGGTCTTTTACTTTAATTTCCATTTGATTTAATTTTATACAAAGTTAATAAATATATTTCGTTCAAATTATTTACTATCTCGGTTCAAATTCAGCTAGGTCAAACCCATCTAAACTATCCTCGTTTGATTCGAAATTTTGTGGTGGAAGATTATTCTTCCTTTGATTTATAAGCTTAGACTGTTCTGTGTTTTGCTGAGAGATTCTTTCTTTCTTTGCTTCCTCTCTTGCTCCTTCACGAAACGCTAAAGCATTTTCTGAAACATTTCTAAGTTGTTGGTTGTACGCAAATTCCTCTGCCATCAACTGACTCTTAAGCTGTGCTTCGTTTTGCATTTTTTCTATTTCAAAAGCAATCTCAGCTTGTTTTACTTGAATCTTAGTATCTAACTCCATTTTAGACTTTTGTAAGTCTGCTTGAGATTTAGCCTGTACAAGTTGCATTTGTTGTTGCGCAGCCATTTGCTGTTTCTGCATCGCCATCTGCTGTTCTTTTTCCTGCTTTTGTTTTCTCTTTAATTTTAATAATTGATTAGCAAGTTTTAAATTTTTAAGCTCTCTAATATCAATAGCGTCTTCTAAATTAATATCACCTTTAGATAAAGCCATTTGTATATTCTGTTCTAGTTGAGCCTTTTGTTCTTCATCCGGTGCCACTTCAATAAATATTCCAAAGTCATATATATATAAATCAGATATATCATTTAATATACTTACATTATATTTTCCAATCTTATTTGTAAAGTCATCTTTGAAATCTGAGTATTCTAAAATATCAGCTACTCTATAAGTTAAAGCTTCAGATAAAGTTCTAAATATATATAAGGCTCCATCAAGAATATGTCTAGTGGCTACGTTAGAATTTAAAGCAGCTAACTTTTGTAGACCAACTAAAGAGTTAGGGTCAGGACTTGAAGCGTCTCTAGCTTCATTTAATCCCGTCACCTGTCTTATCATATTTAAATAATGATTATAGTTGGATATTAATGTTTGAGTTTTACTTGCTCCTGAATTAGTAGTAAGTTCTTTGATAGGGACTTTACCTTGGTTGTAGTCTCCTTCTTGAGTATAACTTCTACCAATAACAGAACCGGTTTGGAAATATAATCTTAATGCATCTTCAGGATTATAAGCACCACCTGTTCCAAGGTCTACTTCATTCAATCCATCAGCATCAATGTATACACCATCCGGTACAGTCCTCGCTATTACTTGTTGTAACTTCAAGTGAGTTACTTGAATCAAGTCAGCAAAAGGAATCATTCTACGAGTTAAAGACTCAATAACACCTTTATACATTCTTGGTGCCACAGCTACATAGTTAGGCAAAGCATGTTGACTAGATGATTTTGGACGAACCATATTGTGAGCTAATTCCCATTTTAATAAAATGTTTGTTCCCATCACCATAACTCCGTCATACCATACATCAATAGTCTTTTCAATTTTTTCAAACTGACCTTCCTCCATAACTTCAACAGGTGGATTAAATTGGTCATCTTTCTCAATAACCTTGCTTCCGCCTGTAGCCATTATCTTTTTCTTGTATACTATTTTTTTAGTTGTCTTGTAGTTGAAATATAAAAGAGTACAAGTGTCTCTGTAAAACATATCGTTCTCATAGTATTGAGCTACATTATAGTAGTCATACCAATTCTGACTGTACTTACTAATTTCTTCTAAGTCTTCGTTTGTTAGTGAAGGGTCAATCTTCATTAACTCAATAATAGGTAGTGTCTTTACTTCACCCCAATAAAAACAATCTTTAAAGTGAGGGTCTTCTGTGTAGCTATATACAATATTAGCAGGGTCAACATATGAAACCTTCACACCTGAACCTAATAAAAATTCATGCTTAGCTACTGAGATACCTAAAACGGTTAAATCATAGTCTAATCTTTTTCTTAAATCAATATAGTGATTCTCTTCAAAGATAGTATTGATAGCTTCTTCTTCAGCTATTTCAATTGCCGGTTTGTAATTGATTTGCATATATAAAGAAAGCTCCTCATCTGTTTGAGGTAATTGGTCAGGTGAAACTGTAAAAGCGTCAAACCCTGATTGCTGTTGCAAATCCATCAAGAAATCTTTAGAAACCATTTGAGCTTCTACCATGTCTTGATACTTACTTCTTTTTGATTGAGACATTGCATCTTGTGCGTATGCCTTTACTTTGAACAATCTATCAGACATCCCGTTTACAACTATGTCAACAAACTTAGGAATGATAGGAACCGGAGTCCAATCTAAGTTTAAATAACTTAAATCACCATCTATGGCTAACTCATTCTTATATTTTGCAACTGACTGCTCCCCTCTAGCGTATAAACGCAATCGGTGAAACTGACGGAATTGGTCGTAGAATCTACAACTTATTCCATCTCTTCGAAACCATTCATACTGAATTGCTTGACCTATTTGTAAGCCATATTCCTTGGTTTCCTTTTCTGCGTCAGATACAAATTGACTCGGGAAAGCTGCAGATTTTATATTTACCTTTACATCTTTCATCTAATTATTTCGCTTTGTATGCCGGTATTAGTATACCTTGCAAAGTTAAGTTTTATTTTTGACTCTTTTCTTT